TAGTGGATAAAAGGATTATTTAAAAAGTTAATTTGCACGTTAGATTTGGGCTCTAAGCTAACCAGAGTACATGTATGCGAAGCATACAATATTAAATAAAAAACACGAAGTGTTTTACCTTTTTTAAAGAAATAACACGAAGTGTTATTTAAATACACACAGATATACGTATGTAACACGTAGCACTAAGCAGGATATTACGAAGTAATATCTAATTATAAAAAATTAAAAGGGAATGCGTAATGCACCCCCCTTAATACAATAAGTTAGCCTATCTAGACTCCATAAGTGTATCTTCTAATACACTATTTTCATCATATATAAACTGAATAAAATAAGGTGCTCCCTTATATAATACAATTTCACCAGCTTTATCATGACTCTCTGGATATACCACAGAATCCTGAGGTGTACCATCAGACTTTGTATAAAATGGTTTTCTGGAAACCAACTTTACAATTTGTCCAGGTAAAGTATCACCTGCATTTAGTTCTTCTGCAACCTCTGTGGGTATAGTAACAAATGCAGATTTGTTTCTTTTAGCCAAGTAACCATTATTAAAAGCTAATACTTCTTGGTCAAGTCTTATTACAGACATAGTTGGATCTTTCTCCAATGGTGTGTAATGTGAATTGTTGTTTGGATTTAAACCAATAGTTACGGGGGATTTTTTACTTAATTTTTTCATTTTTTAGATTTTTTTAAATTAATATAAGATTATATGCAAGTACCCAACAGGTAAACTAACCTATTTTTGCTTGCAAAAATTAGTGAATGTTTTGTTTAGGATTTTTTAAAAAAGAAATAAAGAGTATTACTCTTCATTCCTATTTGAGGTATTTAGTAACACTAGAATAAATAGTATCATTCCAATGTAACTTTGTAACATAATATTATTACTATCTTCTAGTAGTAAAAATAATGCTACAAACATACTAAATATAAATAAAATATTTAATCCAAAGATTGTAGTTTTCATAGTCTATAAGTTTTTAGTTAGTAGTTAATTTAAATATCCCCAAGAATATTTTGTTGTAATATTTTAGGGTGGGGGTATTTTTGTTTGCAAAAATTAGTGGGGGGTTTGTGGGAGGTAGTTCACACATACACAAATTCTAAAAAAATTTTTTAAAATTTAAAAAAATTCTAACCTTAAAAAATCCTAAAACACTAAAAACCTAAAATTCTAAAAAAATTCCAATTATAAAATAGGGGGTGGGGGTATAAAATTTTTATAAAATTTATTTTAAATTTATCCCAACCTAAAATTTTTTATAGAAATTTTTTAAAAGTAAGGTAGTAGTAGTTTAAAATTTAGGTAAAAATTTGATTATAGATATATAAAGACTGTTAAATTCTTATGTATTAAAATAATTGATAGGTTATATTATATGAAAGTAGTAGGTGTTTTATAAAATTAAGAGAATAACAACAGTTATTCCCTTAATTCTTTCTTATATTAATTATTGAAGCAAAAAATAAACACTATAGCCTATGAAAGTAGTTTTTTAGCTCTAATCGCATAGGGGGTTTCTTTTTAAATCTTCCCCCAACCTTTAACTTTTAAGTATTGCTTTGCTTTTTTATGCAAAGCTATAACATTTTTTTGAGACTACCAAAACTTTTTTAATATTTTTTATTTTTTTATATTAAATATTTTTATTAAATATTTTAAAGATTTATTTGTGTATTAAAAATAAAGTATTATCTTTGCATAAAAAAGATATGATAGAATTTAATACAGTATTATACTTAAAGAAAGAAGAAGACAGTGTGGTTGAATATGCTTATGAAAAAGAAGCTTTAGCTAAATATAGATTTAATCCTGATGAAATACTTGAAGTTACTGATACATTTATATTGTATGATGAAGAGTGGCATAATGGCATAACAGTATTTTACAGGAAAGGAGATCATATAAATGAAACACCACCTATATTAGGTACTTATGAAGATCTTGTAAGAAAAATGAAAGAAAATGAAAGTAATAAGAAAAAAACTGATTTTAAATAAAAAAGATTATTATAAAATACATTTAAATATAATAAATAGTATTTTACCAGTTAAATTAACTTCTAAAGAATTAGAGGTTTTAGCTGTATTTATGTCCTTAGAAGGAGATATAAAAAAAGACCCTTTTGGAACATCTGGAAGAAAGATAGTTATGTCTATAGTAGGAATATCTCCAGGTGGGTTAGGTAATTATCTACATTCATTAAAAAAGAAAGGTTTTATTAATATAGTAAATAATAAATTAAATATATTAAATATATTAATACCTGAGGAGAAAAATCAATTTTATGAATTTAAAATAAGTAAGAATGAAAGTAACACAATATAATAGTTATAAAGAATACTCTGAAGCTAAAAGTAAAATAAAAGATAAAAAATATTTAAAGAATGAAGAGTTTTATTTAAAAAATGAAGGGTTTTCTTTAAAGAATGAAGGGTTTTGGGGGGAGAAACGTTCTTATAAAGAGCAACCATATTTTTATGCTAATGTAGATTATGAAAAGCTTTTTAAAGATATGTATAAAAAAGAGCCCCAAAATTCTGCTGTAGGTTTTACACAAGCTATAGAGAATGCTTCAGAAGTACAAAATTATGAAGGTTTAACTGAAGAAGAAATAATAAGAATATTTGATAATTTAAATAGTAATAGTAATGAATAATTTTAGAATGACACATCCACAGGATCTTATAACAAGACTTTTTATATTTGAGTATTTAAGAGAACTTGGGGCACAAAAAGTATATGATGCAAGTAATGAATTTGTAAGAAATAAAACATTTTATAAATTTACTGTAGAGGAAGAAGATAAAGAACATGTAGATTTTAATTGGGAGTATTTAATTTTTATAGCTACTATTCATGAGCTAGATAAATTATTACAGCCATTAGAAAAAGAAGTTATGGAAATTGTAGAGAAAAAGAAAAAAACTACAAAGGAATATGTTAAAAAGATTGAAGAATCTAAAAAAGTAGATTCAATTAGTCTTTATGACCTAGCTGCTGCAAAAATGAAAAAAGATAAAAATGGAATCATTTAATGATTTAATTGATGAATTTTATGAAGAGATAAAAGGAGATTACACTATTACAAAAGAAGAATTAAAAAGAGTATGTAAGTCTCCTTTTCTCTTTATAAAAAAAACTATTTCATCTGGGGAAATGAAAAATATAAGAATTAAGTATTTTGGACTTTTTAAAGCTAATGGTAGAAGAGTAAGATATTTTTATAATCACTCTTTAGAACAATTAAAAAAAGGTTTAATTACTGAAGAACAGATGAAAATTAGAGAACAAACATATAAGAATTATATAAAAAATCATGAGGAATAATGGCACATTTATTTAATATAAGTAATGGAGTTGTAACACCAACAGAAGAGGTTTTATTAATAGAGCCTTTTAAAACTATTTGGGAGATGGATAAATCTAAAAATAAAGCTAAAGCTATAAAAGATTTTTCATTTATTGAATTTATGACTTCAAAACAAAAAACTAATCCTTATGCAGGGTATTCTGAAAGCAAAAGATATGAAAAATTGGTAGAAGCATACTATGAGCCCAATTGGGAGCCTTCTACTTTAATAGAACAGGCTATGTCTAAAATAGTAGATTTTCAAAAGAATGCTTCTGTTACATATAGATATTATGATAGTGCTGTAAATGCTGCTGAAAAAATGATTGATTTTTTTAATACCTTTAGTTTATCTCAAACTAATGAAAGAGGACAATTATTATATAAGCCAGCAGATATAACTAGAGCACTAAATGATACTAATAAAGTATTAGAAAATTTAAATAACATGAAAAAGAAAGTTGAAGCAGAATTATTTAATAGTGGAAAAACATTAGGAGAAAAAATTATTAACCCCTTTGAAATTTAAAGATATGATTATATTACCAAAAGGAGCTTTTATAGTACTTCAAGATGAAGCTCAAGAAAAAAAGAATAAGATTATTGTAAGTGTAAATAAGACTAAACCTAAAAAACCAAATACAGGTAAAATAATTTTTACAAGTGAGGAATTAAATAAATACCAATTTTATAGAGTTGTATTTAGAGAAAGTTTTGCAGAAGAAATAAATATTAATGGAAAGCCATATTTATTTTTTAGAGATTTTAATTCTTCTATATATTATGTATCAGATGAGAAAAGGACAAATTAGAGAAAGATCAGGTAAATGGTTAGATACTTCTGTATTTAGACAAGAGGCTATAAAATTTATAGAAACAGGTTCATATTGTAATGCTCCAATGGGTTCTCCAGATTGGTTAGAGTATTGGGAAGAGCAATTGAATAGATGTATAATTGGTTATAAAGTTGGTAATCAAAAGATTACAGGTAATCATTATATGTATCTTAATTTTACACAAATACAACTAGTAGAAAAAATTCCAGGCTCAAGAGTATCTAAAAAAGTAAATAGAAACCCAGACTTTTGGGATGGAGACTATGAGTACTTTTGGGCTATAGAAATAGCTAAAGAAGGTTTATTTGGAGAAAATTCTCAAGTTCCTTATACTAAAAGAGAAAAAGCAGAGTATTGGAAATATCAAAATAAAATATATGAACTTTTAGATAAAGAAGGAAGTAAAGGTAAGTTATCTGATGAGTATAAAGAATTAAAAGAATCTAGAGATAAAATATCTAAAACTGTTTTAAATAGAATAGGATTAAAAATTAAACCTCATCTAGATTACTTAGATGGGGGTTATCATTTAATTATTGGTAAGTCTAGAAGGAAAGGATATTCTTACAAAAATGCAGCTATTGCAGCTAACATATATAATACAATAAGGGATGCTCAGATTATTATTGGTGCATTTGAGAAGAAATTTTTATACCCTAAAGGAACTATGGGTATGACATCAGATTATTTAAATTTTTTAAATAAATATACTGGTTGGACTAAGTCTAGAGATGAAACTGATAAGCAAGACCATAAGAAAGCTTCATATAAAATTAAGGTAAATGGTAGAACTGAAATAGGTGGATATAAATCTGAAGTATTTGCTTTAACATTTAAGGACAACCCTGATGCTGCAAGGGGGAAAGATGGTAAAATAGTCTTATTAGAAGAAGCAGGTGCATTTCCTAATCTAAAAGCAGCCTATGCTGCAATACAACCAGCTTTAACATCTGGGAGTTATATTACTGGACAAATACTTATATTTGGTACAGGTGGAGATATGGAAGGAGGAACAATTGATTATGCAGATATGTTTTATAATCCTGAAGTATATGGGCTAATGCCTTTTATGAATATATGGGATGAAGATGCTGCTGGTAGTACTTGTGGGTTTTTCCATCCTGTAACATGGAATATGGAAGGTTATTATGATAAACAAGGTAATTCAGATATAGAAGGAGCTACTAAGTTTGAAAATGCTAGAAGAAAGAGAATTTTAGAAAATTCAGATTCTTCTTTAGCTTTAGAAAGGCATGTACAAGAGTTTCCATTTAGCCCTTCTGAAGCATTTCTTACAGTAAATACAAATAACTTTCCTGTTAGATTATTAAGAGCCCAATTAAATAGGGTATTGGCAAATAAATTACAATTTAAAAAAGGTACACCAGTAGAATTAATATATAGTAAGGGTAAAGTAACTGTAAAACCAGATATGAATAATAGATTAAAACCTATTATACATTATAAAGCAAAAGAAGCAGATATTTCTGGTGCACCTATTATATATGAATATCCTATAAAAGATCCACCAAGAGGTTTATATAAAGTAGGTTATGACCCATATAGGCAAGACTTATCTTCAGGTGTTTCATTATCAGCTATATATGTATATAAATCAGTTTTAAAAGGGGATCATATAAAAAATGTAATTGTTGCAGAATATGTAGGGAGACCTGATGAAGCAGATGATGTTAATATGATAGTTTGGATGCTTGCATTATTATATAATACAGAAGTAATGCATGAAAATGAAGTTACACATGTTAAAAACTGGTTTAGAAGACATAAAAGATTAGATAGGTTAGCTGTACAACCAGATGCAGTAATATCTAAAAATATAAAAAATTCTTCTGTGGCTAGAGTTTATGGTATGCACATGAATGTACAGTTAAAAGATGCGGGGGAAAAATATATTAAAGATTGGTTATTAGGTGTAGCAGATTATGATGAAAATGGAAATGCTATATTAAATTTAGAAAAAATTTATTCTATTGGATTACTAGAAGAATTGATACAATATAATAGGACAGGTAACTTTGATAGGGTTATGGCATTAATGCAAGTTATGTTTTATACTCAGGAAGAAGAGTTAAGTAAAGAATATGGTGATAATAAAAAAAAAGAATTTATAGGGAAAATAATTTCCTTATTTGATAGAAGAAAATAATATGAGTGATTTTAGATTAACAAAAAAGAAAAATACAAGAGAACAACTTATAGAAAAGATTAATTCTCTTGATAAATTATCATTTATGAATAATGCTGTTTTTGGGGAAGATAGTAGTTATGCAGAATATGGTAAAATGAAAGTAAATTATGATTTATTTAATAACAAGATAAATAAAGAAGATTTTGAACATGTTTGTGCTCCATTTGGAAGTGAAGTAGGGGAATTACCCGCAGATTTTACTAATAAAGACATTATATCTGGTAAAGTTAAAGCCTTATTAGGGATGGAAATTAAAAGACCTTTTAGTTGGAGAGTAATAGCTGTAAATGATGATGCTACAACTCGTATAGAAGAAGAGGAGACTAAAAGACTTAAAGAGTATGTTACAAATATGATAATGACACCCATTAGGCAACAAATAGAGAAAGAAAGACTAGCTGAAATGGAAGGTAAGGAATTATCCCCTGAAGAAGAACAACAATTAAACCAACAAATTGAGCAAGAACTTAAAGCTATGACACCTAAAGAAATTAAGGTTTACATGGAAAGAGTTCATCAAGATCCACAAGAAATACTTGCTACTCAAATACTTAATTATTTTATAGAAAAGGATAGTTTAAAAGCTAAATTTAATGAGGGATGGAAACATGGGTTAATATCTGGTAAAGAAATATTTTGGACTGGGATTATAAATAAAAGTCCAATAGTTAAAGTAATAAATCCTTTAAGATTTGATCATGATAGAACTAATTTAGATGCTTCTATACAAAAAGGAGAGTGGGCTACATATCAAATGTATATGACACCATCAGAAATAACTAAATATTTTATTGAGGATTTAACTGATATGGAAATAGATAAAATATTTGAAGACTATGAAACTATTAGACAAAGTCCAAATGAATATTTTACTTTTGATGATACAGGTATATCTGAAATTAAAGGTATTAGAGTAATGCATGCTGAATGGAAAGGTCTAAAAGAAATAGGAATATTAACAACTTTAGATTTAGAAACTGGAGAACAATATGAAATGATAGTTGAGCCAGATTATAAGTTAAATAAAGAAGTTGGGGATATAAATTTAATTAAAGATTATGCACTTACTGTATATGAAGGGTATAAAATTGGGGAAGATATATATGCTTTAGTTAGAGAAAGACCTGGTAGAAATTTAAGATTAGATAATATGTATGATGTACAATTATCTTATATAGGGAGAAATTATGATTCAGTTAATTCCGAAACAACTTCTATTGTAGATAGAATGAAATATTGGCAATATTTATATAATATTATTACTTATAGAATAGAATTATTAACAGCTGCTGATGAGGGTAAAAAACTTTTATTGAACCTTAATTTAATTCCTAAAACATCTGGAATATCAGTAGAGAAATGGATGCATTATTTTACAGCTAATAAAATAGGTTTTATGGATCCTAATGAAGCTGGTAATAAGACAGCAGATATAACACAAGCTGCGAAAGAAGTAGATATGTCTTTAGTATCTGATATACAAAGATATATAGAATTAGCATCTTATATAGAAAGAAGAGCTGGTGATTCTGTAGGTATTACAAAACAAATAGAAGGACAAGTAAATAGTGGGGAAGCAGTTAGAAATACACAAGTTGCTATTGCTCAGTCTTCTGCAATATTAGAACCCTATTTTGAAATACATAATTTAATTAAAAGAGATGTTTTATTAAGTTTTTTAGAAGTTGCTAAAACAGCTTTTCAACTATATCAACCTAAAAAATTAAGTTATATCTTAGATGATATGACAAGAAAAATGTTAGATGTAGATCAAGAATTATTAGAAAGTGCAGAATATGGTGTATTTGTAAGTAATTCTATGAAATCTTTTGAAGCATTACAAATGGTACAACAACTTTCTCATGCTGCTTTACAAAATCAAACAGCTGAATTATCTGATGTATTAAAAGTATTAAAAGCTAATTCTTTACAAGAAGCAGAAGAACAATTAAGAAGTGCTGAAACTGCAAGAAAGGAAAGAGAACAAGCTATGCAAGAGTCTGCTCAAAAAGCACAAGCTGAGGCTGAAGATAAGGCTAGAGAATTTAAAAGAGAAGAATGGGCATTTGAAATGAAAAAAATGCAAGAAGAAGAAAGATTAAAAACTGAAAGAGAAATAAGAAAACAATTAATTCTTTCAATGGGTTTTAATGAGGATAAAGATATAGATAAAGATGGAGTGCCTGATATACTAGAAATATTAAAAGTGGATATTGATAAAGAATTAAAATCTAAAAAACAAGCTTTAGATGAAAAGAAATTTGCACATCAAAAAGAAGTTGATAATAAAAAATTACAATTAGAAGATAAAAAACTTAAACAAAATAACAATAAAAATAAAGATAAAAAATAGAAAAGCTATTAGCTATAAGTTTTAATAGTTAAGAAATTTTATTAAAATAATTAAATAATTAATATTAAATTTGCATAAAATATGAGTGATAATACAAAAATTGAAGATTTTTCTTGGGATGAAAATTCCTTCTTTGGAGTTACTGAAGATAATTCATTAGAATTAGAAGAAGATAAATTAGAAGAACATAAAACAGTAGAAAATGCTGAGGAAGATGAGGAAGGAAAAGACCTTAAAAAAGATGAAGAGGAGGATAAAGAAAAAGAGGATAAATCTAAAGAGGAAGTAGATTTAGGAGTAGTTGAAGATGAAGATTTATTAGATGAAGAAGAAAAAATAAATGAAGAACCTAATCAAAATGAAGATAAAGAATATTGGAAAAATATTTATTCGGATTTTAAAGAAACTGGTTTATTAAGACATGTAGAAATACCTGAAGATGAAGAAATTGATGAAGAAAAGTTTTTAGAACTTCAAGAGCAAGATTATGAAGAAGAAGTTAAGGCAAGGTTAGTTAATTGGGCTGAGAATGAATTGGATGAAGATGCTAAAACTTTTATTAAATTTAAAAAAGATGGTGGTAAAACGCAAGATTTTTTTAATATAGTAAAAGAAAAATCTAAATATCCTACTGGTGAACTAACTGATGAAAAGTATCAAGATGAAGTAATTAAGTTTCAATTAAAACAAGAAGGTTGGGATGATGATGAAATACAAGATAGGTTAGAATATTTAGATGAAACAGGCAGAAAAAGTAAGGTTGCAGAGAGGTATGATAAAAAAATAAAAGAAAAAGCTAAAAAAGAAGAAGAATCTAAATTAGAAGAAGCTAAAAAAGAAAAAGAAAATAAGATAAAAGAAGAAAAAGAATTTGTAAAAGAATTAAAAACTTCTCTTGACTCTTTAAATAGTATAAAAGGTGTAGTTTTAACCAATTCAGATAAAAGTGGTTTATTATCTATGCTTACAGCAAAGAAAAAAGTTGGTGATAAAATAGCTACAGACTTTCAAATAAAATTATCTGAAACATTTAAAGACCAGGAAAAAATGTTACTATTAGCTAAACTTTTAAAAGAAGATTTTAACTTAGATAGAATATACAAACAATATAATAAAAAAGAAAATAAAAAGACAGGAACACGGTATGCAAGAAGAAAAAAGAGAAATACTTCTTCATCTAATTTTCCTGAATTATTTTAAAGATTAATTAAATTAAATTTATGGCAACATTAGGAAAAATGAAAACAAAGCAAATGCCCTGGCATGCTAACATGACTGAATTAAATCATCTTGGAGCAGCCTTAGTGGCAAAACCTCATGTTTATGAAGGTAAAATGAATCAGTTGTTCTCTGCACAAAATTATTACTCAGACAATCCTTTGTCTAGTATTGCATGGGCAAATGGTTCGGAAGAGTTTATTACTACAATGGAATTTGAGTGGCAATTAAAAGGTGCTACATCTAAACCTCTTGTAGTAATTGAAAATGTAGAACCTGTAGCAAATACTACTCCAGGTAAGGGTAAAACTACATTTAAAATTAAATTAGATGAAAATTGGTATCAAGCTGGTGATGTTATTTCTCCAGGTGATGCTGGGCAGAACTTCCAATGTAGAATTATGGAAGAACCTGTAAGACATGGTAATGGTTGGGCTTATACAGTAAGACTAAAATCAGATGATTTTAATGCTTTCTTACCTGTGCAATATTTACAACCAGGACAACAATGGGGTAAATTATGGTCTGAATATGAAGAAGGTGCTAATCAAGATGGTAGTACTCAATATTCTATGCCAATGACTGTAAGTGACTCACTTGGTAAATTTAGAAAAAAATATGAAGTAACTGATTATGCTTCAGAAGAAGTATTAGCTGTTAAACTTCAAGATACTAAAGGTGGTTTCCATGATAGATGGATTAAATATGCTGAGGTAGAATATTGGCAACAATGGTATAGAGAATTAGAACGCTCTTATTGGTATAATACTAAAACTAAAAGTGTACAAGGTTCTACAGGAAGAAGTGTAGATAACTTTGCGGGTATTCAACAAAAATTAAAAGACAGTCATATTCATTATTACTCTGAATTAACTGGTACTTTAATTGAAGAATATTTATTAGATATTTTCTACAGTAGAATTAAACCAGGTTCTCAACGTAAAATTAAAGTATTTACAGGTGAGTTTGGAATGTTATTGTTTAATAGAGCAATGCAAGATATTATGGAAAAACGTGGTTGGATTATAGCAAATAGTAATTTCTCTCCTGTTGAGAAAACTAAATCTGCTTACCATAGCAATGCTTATTCTATTGGTTATCAATTTGTAACTTATAAAATGCATAATGGAGCAGAATTAGAATTAGTACATAATCCATTGTATGATGATAGAAGTATTAACTTTGAAATTGACCCTATTACTGGATACCCTACTGAATCTATGAGATTTACATTCTTAGACTTTACAGGTAGCAATGGAAATAGTAATGTTAAAATTATATCTAAAAAAGATGGTTATAAATTTGGATATGTAGGAGGTCTTATTAGTCCTTATGGTCCAAAAAAAGGTGGTTTAATGTCACATGCTGGTGAGTATTATTCAATGCATGTATCTAAGATTACAGGTATTAAAATTGAAGACATAACTAAATGTGGTGAACTAATTTTGAAAAGAAATGTTGGTTAATTAATTTTATTTTGTATCTTTGCAGTAAGTAAAAATGCTTGCTGCATTGATACTTATAAAATATAAAATTAATTAAAAACATAAAAATATGTCAATAGTAGAAGTAAAACCAATAGAAAGAGAAACATGGCACGGTAAAAAAGGTAAAGATTCTTTTAAAAGACCAGTTGTAATTGAAGCTTTAGTAAATGCAAATACAGGACAGTATGCTTCAGGATTAACTGAGAAAGAAAGAGAAGAATTATCTAAACTTACAGGTTATGATTTAAGTGTAAATTATATTCAAGGTAAAGCTCACCCATTTTGGAACTCAAAAGTAGGAGCAGTAAAATTAAATGATGGAACAACTGTATTTGATACAGATAGACCATTAGATAGAATTAAAGTAGCAATACTTAAAGCATCATATTTAGTAGCAAATTCAATGGAAGAATTTAAGGAAGGAAAATTTCCACATGCTATTTTTTATATATATGATGAAGCAGAAAAAATTAAATTAAAAGCTAGAAAAGCAGCTATTAAGAAAAAAGCAGTTATTGAGTTATCTAAAATTTCTAGAGCAAGAAAGACAGAAATACTTCAAATTATTACAGGTGTTTCAAAAAGAAAACAAAGTGATGATTATATTGAAGTTACATTAGATGAAATATTAGATCAAACTGGTGGAGCAGAAAAAGTTTTAAATCTTATTGGTAGAGATAAAACAAGAACTGCAACACATGCTATGATTTTAGAAGCAATACACAATAATATTTTAAGAAAAGAAGGCTCTGCAATTTATTATATGGATGATCAATTAGGATTTGATTTAGAGAGTACTATTGATTATTTAAGTGATAAAAAGAACCAAGCTTTAAAAGTAAAAATTTTAGAAGAATTAAATAATTAAATATGACTATTAAAGGGATGCATTATGACTTAAAGTCAAAACTAAATAAAATAGATTCACAACAATATAAAAATTTCAGAATACCTGAAATAGATTGGAAATTAAATGAAGCTATTGATATTTACATTAAAAAGTTATTTGCACCTAGAGGTAATAATTTTTATGGTTTTGAAGTTAATCAGAGATTAATAGATGATTTAAGACCTTTAGTAATAGACAATAAAAAATTATTAGATATAGTAGAAGAAACAAATAAATTTATAGTATTTAAATTACCAGAAGATTATATGTTTTACATCTCTTCTCATTCTTTATTAGGTAATGAAGAGTGTCCATATAAAAGAATAAGAACATTTATAAGACAACATGATGATATGTTTAATGAAAATACATTTTATAATACATCTTATGAATGGGGGGAAATTAATGGTTATTTTACTAGTAAAGGTTTAAAAATATTTAAGGAAGATGGATTTACTATAAAAAGTGTATATTTAAATTATTATAGAAAGCATAAATATGTTCATAATGCGGAGGATTTTTTACCAAATAGCACTTATACACACCCAGATGGGAATATGTTAGTTGGTACACAAGATTGTGAACTTCCAGAACATACCCATAGAGAAATTGTAGATTTAGCAGTTTTAAATATGGCTGGAGAGTTGCTTATGCCAGATTACAATATTAAGCTAAATAAATTAAAAATAAATGAAATAAATTAAAAATTATGAGTAGAAATAATGATGTATTTAGTGTATTAGTCACTAAAGGAAATAAAGCAGTATTAGATGCTAATCATACTATTTCAGATTTACAACCAGGACAAATTGGAGCATTTGACTTTAATAGTAATATGTCTATTGTAGATTTAAAAAGTAAGAAATTTTATCTTGCTGTAGGAATGGATACAGATGGAGATGGAATAACTGATGATGTTATGAAATCTACAGGTTCCCATATTCAAGCAAAAAATCTTGTATATGCAACTTATAGACCACATACTCCAGGTAAACCTATGAAGGTTAAATTGAAAGATTATGTAGCAGAATGTGAAACTGTATATGGTGTTAAACTTGAATTTAGAAATCAAGAAATTTATAGAACACAAGGATATAACCAATTTACTAAAACTTATGCTATTAAAACAGCATGTTGCAATGGTTGTACCCCCACTTGTCCAGATGGAGATGGTAATGAAATTACTAAATTATTAAAGGATAATATTAATATGGATCCTTCTGGATTAGTTAAAGCTATTGCTGTAGCAAGACAAGCTCTTACAGCAGCTACACATGGAGTAAGTTCAGATAAAGCTGTAGGTGATGAATTAAGTGATGCAGATATTAATGCTATAATGGCATATAATAAAACTCAGTCTAATGTAGATAACTATGTATATTCAGATTTAGTTGTTGAAACTGTTCCTATGAAATTAGCTTCATTTGGTAATCTAAATGTAAAATATTTCCACCCAAGACAAACTATTGTAGTAATGTCTAAAATTGCTGGATTTGATTGTACAGGAAAAGTTGAAGTAATTCAAAATGCCACTTTTGAAGAAGGTTCAGGTTATGATGTTAAACAATTAGAATATCAAGCTAAAGGTTGGACAGAATCTCCTTATAGAGTTTCTAGTATTAATTCATTAGCTGTGGATAAAACATATAACACTAATATGAATGAAAAGTATGATACATTTGTACTTTCTCATGATCAATTTAGTGTTGGGGCTTGGTTAGAGTATTTAAATAACCAATCTACACTAATGTTTGTACCTGCTGTTGATAAAACTACAAGAGATAGTTTAGCTACTGTTTTAAAAACTTTAGATATTGATACATTTGATTTTACTGCTGCAGCTAATGCTGCCAATACAGATAAAACTATTGTAGAAAAAACTGAAGATAAAACAGATGCTACTGATGGTATCTAAAATTATTAAGGGGGAATTAAAACTCCCCCTTATTTTTTAATTATAAAACTCTTTATATATGAATTTTAAATTATATAAAAAATCGGGTATATTTTACTTAGATAACATTTCTAATAATGTATTAAATTATGTATTAAAAGAATCTTTTAATTGTAAAAATTATGAAGATATTTTAATAGGTACCTTAAATCCTGGAGAAGTAAAACAATTTTTACCAGAAAATAAAGATGGTGACTATATATTAGAAATAGATAATGTAGAGATTAATATAAAATATTATCCTATATTAGAAAAAGAAATGATATATAATTTTTATAAATTAATATGTAATTGTGGTTGTACTAATTGTGATAATAATAATATATTATCTTGTGATTTTATAAATACAAAAAATTTAATTGATTTATATAAAAGATTAATAAATCCTTTAGGAAAAGCTTTTTTTGATAAAATATATGAATTAACAAATTGTTTTATAAAAAAAGAAAGTTATTGTAATATATCAGATAGTATTATTACAGGTGAGACTAAATGTGATTTAGATACTTTTAAACAATTAATAGGTTTAGATTATTTAGCTTTATATTATTTTGAATATAATAATGCAAGTTCAACTGAAGATAAAGAGTATGTGAATAAAAAATATAATAAAAAAGATATATTCTGCTGCTTAGAAAATATAGGTATAGATACAAATAAAATAAATAATATAATAAATAATATGGCAACTTTTAAAATAAATTCAACTCAATATGTAAATCAAGCTCCATCAGAAGTTGGGGATTACGAATTATCAGTTAATAATAGGGCACAAACTGTATTAACTGCTAATATGTTTACATCTGATACAACACCTGCTTATACAGATCCAGAAAATGATCCAGCAGATGCTATAAGGGTAGATAGTTTACCAGCAGATGGGTCTTTAGAATTAAATGGAAATCCTGTAAGTGTTGGAGATGTGATTTCAATAGCAGATATAAATAATAATTTATTAGTTTATTTATCCCCTAATCAAGACATAGCAGATACTGATACATTTAATTTCTCTGTAAGAGATACAGGTTCAATGCAATTTACTAATTAATATGGCAATATTTAAAATAAATTCAAATAAAAAGAAATTACCTTCAGTCAGTCTTGTAAGTGAAAATAATGCACTCGATGCTTGTGATCATTATGATAAGGTGGCTAAAACTACTTATTATTTAGAGGTAGGGACAACTTTTAGCACTAGTACAGAATTATTTATTGATGCTGAAGGTACTAACCCCGCTGCAAGTAACTGGTATTGTAATGGTAATGAGGCAAGACAATGGAATGGCAGTAGTTTTATAAATCAACAAAATTGTTAATATGAA